GACATTCTAAGTGAGGTAGCTAAGTCATTTATGGAACCAGAAGAGATTGCTAAGTACATTAAAGAGAACTTTATGGAAACTGCCATAACTGAAATGCTAATGGACGTTGTTACCCTATACAAGATCAATAGATATTCAGGTATTGGATCCTTTATAGAGGAGTTTATGGACGCCTACGGTAAGGACATTAAGGGGTACGGAACAGTGGTCACTAAGGACGCTATTTATGTAGGCGTCAATACGGACGTTAAGGACTGGTTCCCTTACTTTTTAGGCTTTGAAGATACCAATGTATTTGAAGCCTATGCAAAGACTAAAGGGATTGAAATTTGCTATGATCCTTTGCCTGAACATTAGAACTGTTAAGTCACTTTAATGTACACTATATGGTGAACAATTTTTAAACAATACGCGTACATTTATTTAGCTTAATTTCCGAACAATTAGGGCTTGACAACATAAGCTTAATGAGTTACTATAAAAGTATCAAGAAAGGAAGTTTTAAACATGATTAAAGAAATTAACAAGGATACACAAAATATTAGAAAACCCCTTTTAATGAAGTACTTAGAAAGCGAATTTAGTAATACCCTTTATAATATTACTTGTAACCAAAACGTTATTATGTTTAGCCATAAAAAGTCTATTGATGACTACTGGGCTAGTCTAACCTTAGTAATAAAACAACCAGTTATTTTTCTGTATGGTGAGTTTGGCAACTTACTAATGTATGGTATGCCAGAGGATCAAGAGGACTTTGAAAGTAACTTTGCTAAGGCTTGCTACAAGATTTTAAATGAACTTCAATAAACACTTGACATTGTAATAAACTTTGCTATAATAGTCTTTGTAATCAAGAAAGGAAGATTAACATGACACCAGATACATTAGTTGCTAAGATTGTAGCTTTGCAAACAGCTGAAAAAGATATTAAGGATCGCATTAGTGATTACAAGAAACAGCTTGCTGAAATTGTTGACAAGCTGCCAGATAAGAAGTATGAGAATGAAGTGGCCAAAGTAAGCTTCACTAAGGGGCGCTTAAACCGGCGCGTTAACTATGCAGGCTTAGAGGGCTACTCAGAAGAGGTCTACCATCGCTTTGTTACAGAGTCTACTAGTGAGCCAAGCTTAAAGATCACAAAGAAGGCCTAACTATGAAGATGCAAAAAGAAACTTATTACAAGATCCTTAATCAGGTGGCATTAAGCACAGCTAAGGACTTAAGCAAGCTTTATCATGCTGGCTGGTATGCACACTTCACACCTACTATTGTCCATCAGGAGGCTTATAAGCGACTTATTAGAAGTACTGCTTATGTGCACTTTGGCCAATACAATAAAACAGCTAAAGCGGACTTACAACCTATTACGGAAGACCTTTATGACAAGATTATTATGGGGGCAAAATTATGACAACATTATCTAAAAGTACCATTATTCGCCGGTTACTAATCTTACACCAGTCAGCTTTTAGTTCCTTAATTAGCCACCTTAAAGAAGTACAAGGTGACCTAAGTTACTTACAAGCTACTCAAGTTATTAAGAACCTAACACAAGATCCTACTGAAAGAAGGATTTACTTTGCAGCTATCAACAAAACGTTTAATGCTTAAGGCTCGTATGGAAGTAGCTGCCCTTAGGAGTGACCATGAAGCAGCTATGTGCAAGGTTATTACCGATACCTTTAAAAGCTTACCTACACGGTCTGAAATGGCTATCTTAAGGGACTATGGATTCACAGCTAAAGAAGTGGCTGCCTTAATTCAAACTAAGTTACCATACATGTTAGGATAACCCAATAGGATAAACTTAATAGGATAAATGCTTAGGATAAAAAGTTAGGATAAACATTTTTTCAAAAGGACTTTTTAAAATGACTTTCAAATTTTACATTGGTTTCTATAAGGAGGCAACCTATGCATTGGTTACAAAAACAAAAGATTAAGCAAGCTGTTAAGAGTAACTTAACTGGCCAAGCTTTAATTGAACACTTACAACAAGTTACTAAGGATAGTGATCCTTTAGTGATTGGTGATAAAGCCGTCTTAAATGGCTTCACACCTTTTGCTTATACCGTGTTTGCAGACTTAGCAACAGGGGACACAATCATTGCTTTTAACACAAGCCTAAAACGGGACTAACTTATAATAGCTAGTCCTTTTTGTATGCTATCTAATTGGCAACCTAAGAGCTTTAGTAGGGGGATGCCTATAAGTTTACTAATGTATACTAAATGCCCTTAGACGGCCTATTATGGCTTTCTATAGGGCATCTTTATTATGTATTCAAGTTAAGTAGCCTAGTAGCACGCCCTTGTAGCATGTCCCTGTAGCACGCCCCTGTAGCATGGATCCGCCTAGGTAGGTTGGCACGTTATTGATCCCGCTAGCTGCCACACTTTTGATCCTTGCTCGCTATTGATCCCGCTAGCTGCTACCCTTTGGATCCTTGCAACCTTATAAGCCTACTATAAATAAGCCTAATAGGCGCACTAATCCTTATAAGCCTACTATAAATAAGCTTGCTATAAGTGAGCAATTGTTTAGTCCCCTATGCACCTATTAAGCTACCATGATCGGCAGCAAAAAGCAAGCCCTAAAAGGGTTTCTGAAACTTGCTAGCGTGTTTCTACCTATTATATACACGTGACAAAAAACTTTTTGAATTTAATTTTAAAAAAGTATTGACACCATAACAGCTAGGATATATACTTATTTATGTAATCAGGAAAGGGAGTTTTAAACATGCTAAGCCTATCAGAATATAAACAAATTAATAAGTTAACCCCGTCACATAAACAGAAATTAGTTGCTATCTTGTCACAACATGCGCAAGAGTTTCTAAGTAGCAATTTCAACATTGATTTAAAGATTCCTATTGTTATTGATGGCAGAATGACAACTAACTTAGGTGCCTTTAGGGGGTACCATGATCGCGCTTTTGGTCCCATTGATATTCGTATGAATAAGCAAGCTTTGCTGCTGAATGAGCGTGAAAACAACTTAGCGGGTAGCCTTAAAACTTTAGAACATGAATGCATTCACTACGCTTGCTATATGCAAGGAAAGCCATTTAATGACGGTGACCAATATTTTGAAAGCTTACTAGCTAAGTTCGGCGTACCTAGCTCTGAAAAAACTAACAACCCTATTAGTAAGGTACCTATGAAAGTTTATGTAATTCAGGACGTTTACGGCTGTTATAAGGATACTAAAAAGGTGATGGAATTAAAAAGACTTCACACGCCGCGACCTTGTTACAACGAACGTTACACCTATGATCTTAGATCATACGGCAATAACTATGAAAATGTGACAATTAAGCGGATCGGGTACAATCTTGTAAAACATAATATTTAATTTTAAAAAAGTATTGACACCGTACTAAATAAGATATATACTTATTTATGTAATCAGGAAGGGGAAAAAATCATGAAATTATTCAATCGTAAACAAGTTATTACACTAGCATTCAACACGGATCAAAAAGCGAACCGGTTAACGGAGGAACAACGGTTTGACCTTATGAAAAAGGTATCGCAAGTGTTCGGTGGCGGTTCTTTAGTAGAAAACACTGGAAGCTACTTAATGGACAACGGCGACGCCGCTATCGAATACAGTTACACGCTTACTTTAATCGGTACTAAAAAAGCCGCTGCTAAAAAGTTCGCGCAATCCTTAGCCAAGGAAAACGGCCAAGAATCCTACCTACTTAATGAAAAACTTGTGTATACCGCTTAATTAATTTTAGAAAAAGTATTGACAACGTACCAACTAGGGGTTACAATAGTACCATAGTAAAGAAAAGGAAGTTTTCAATTATGACAGATTTAAAAGTTGTTTATACACGCGAGGAATGCAAGAACGGCAAATGGCTGGTAAAGGAAATCATAACTGACAAGGAAGACAAGTATAAAAAACTGGTAGACCGTGCAAAGTCGTGGGTCCCAATGGATCGCAACCATTTCGACCTTGTTCGTGTTACTAGTGAAGACTACTATTGGCACGAGGTTGCTACCAGTAAGGACGGTAGCGGCGTACGTATTACAATACAATACAAGGCCTAAAACTTTTTCAGCTTTTTATTGAAAAATGTATTGACAACGTAACAATATCCATTGTATAATGATCTCGTAAGATAAAGGAAGGAAGTTACATATCATGAAAACATTTAACTATGAAGGACTTAAAGCGGAGCAGCACAACGACACGGTTACAATTAGTAAGAACGGTGAAAGCCTTGTAACTATTGATCACTTAAACAACAGCGCCACGGGTAACCCGCGTTATAAGATCACTAGCCACGTAGCTCAGGGCTTGCCACGGCTTGCTAGAACATACCGACAAGTAAAAAATGCTCAATTTATGGAATGGTTTGGCAACTTTGAAGCACTAACTGATACCGTTATGATTGCTTTATTGGATAGCAATTGGAACAGCTAGGGGGGCTACATTTATGAAATATGCTATCGTAACGTTAACACCTAGCTTACAAGCGGTAGCTTTTACTAGTGACTATACACAAGCTAGTACCATGGCGGGGAACAAGTTCCGCGTTATGTATGTTAGTGAGTATAAGGAACTTAAAGGACTTTAGGGGGGTTATATCATGGATGACTTAAGCAAGTACACGGGATACAGTGACGACTTGGATCAGTTTAGTGATACTTATAACGGTATTAAAGACTACAGCAACAATGACAACAAGTAAACAGCATAGTAAACAAGCAAGTAGGCGGCCTATATGGTCGCTTTTTTGTTGTCCTTTATTGATCCTTATACGCCACCTAGTAAGTGCTTAGCTATGGTAGTTTATTGATCCTTATACCATTGTAACTACTACAGCTAAACTAGTTAGGCAGCACCCGCCCCCGTGTTATATAGACCATGCGAGGCCAAAATTATCAACCTTACCCGCTATATACTAGCTGGAGTATGTGTGAGGCGCCAATTTATAGGGCAAATTAATATGTCCCTGAAACGTGCCACCCTACCCCATGATTAAGGAGGCTTATAGGTATCCCCTAACCCCACCCCGTCATTTTGGACAAGGTACCCTACCCCATGCTTAATAAATATCTAAGGGAACCCCACCCCGATCCATTAGTAGCACAAAAGGGAGCCAATAAAAAATCCCCAACAAGGGGATTATTATTTCATTCGTCACTATAAGTCGTTTCTACCTTTAGCTTTATGTCAACAGGTTTGCTATTAAAGCTATTCGTGCTGGCTTTTATGCTCTTTAACACTTTTTCATATGCTTCCTTAACTAACCTATTTAACACTTCATCATCTTTATCTTGTTCATTACTAGCCTGATTATGAACCCTTAGGCTATCTAACTGTTTCTCTAAATCCTTAATCTTAGCCTTTGCTTCTC